TATTAAAAGGAACTGGAACTACATCTTTACTTAAATTTGATTCAAGTTCTTATGGGCAAATAACATCTACAGGCAATACTTTATATTATGATGTAGATACGCAAATTTTTAGAAGTTCAGCAGCAACCGAACGAATGCGCATAACGAGTGCTGGGTCTGTTTTGGTTGGTACTACAAATACAAACCCAACAGGAGCAAATGTTCAAGGGTTTACTTTATCTTCAGATTATGTTGCAAGATTTTCAAATTCCGAAGCACCTTCTTTAGATTTAAATAGAGGAGGGTCTGATGGAACAATAGTCGGTTTTAAAAGAGCAGGTACAGAAAGAGGAACAATTTCAATAACATCAAGTGCTGTATCTTACAACACATCTTCTGACTACCGACTAAAAGAAAACGTAGTGCCTATGGAGGGTGCTTTAGATAGAGTAGATGCACTAAAACCGAGTCGCTTTAACTTTATTGCAGATGCTGACAAAACAGTAGATGGATTCTTGGCTCACGAAGTAGCCGAAGTAGTACCTGAAGCTATTAGCGGAGAAAAAGATGCAGTAGATGAAGAAGGTAACGCAATTTATCAAGGTATTGACCAAAGCAAATTAGTACCACTATTAACGGCAGCACTTCAAGAGGCTCACACACTTATAAAAGATTTAACGGCAAGAATAGAAACTTTAGAAAACCAATAAATAAATAAAAAATGACTTACACTTGGAACAACAAAACGGTAGACACTTACCCTGATTTAGAAGGCAACGCTGACGTAATATTCAACGTTCATTGGCGATTAACTGGCGAAGATGCCGATGGTAACGTAGGGAGCGTATATGGTACGCAATCTTTAGACACTTCCGATTTATCTTCTTTTACCGCGTTTGCGGATATTACCGAAGAACAAATCAACGGTTGGATTGAAACGGCAATGGGTGAGGATAGAGTAGCTGAATTAAAAGCTAACATTGACGCGCAAATTGCTGAACAAATAAATCCTACGGTAGTAACAAAGCAAATTGGCGCATAATTTTTTTATCTTTGTCTAAATTTTAAAGCAAACAAAAATGGAAATTAAAATTACACAAGAACAAGCGAACCAAATCACCGCGATTTTAAACGAACTACCAATTCGAGAACTTAATAAGGTACAAGCCATTATTAAGATATTTAACGAAGGTATTCAAGATAACGAGGCGGTTGAGGAGGCTGAAACAGACGAAAATTAAATTCGTATATTTGTAAAAAATAAAATATTAAATAAATGGCTACAACTGGCGTATTTAACGGAACTAACTTAATTCTTAAAATAGAAGATACTGCTTTAGGACATACTACAAGCTGTTCGATGACTTTTAACGCTGACCTACCAGAAGCTACTACTAAAGATAGTGGCGGATTCCAAGAGGTTATTGCTGGGGTAAAATCTGGTGAGATTTCATTTGACGGTCTTGTTGCTTATGACGATACAGCTAACGCCATTGAACTTGCTGATTATTTAATCGCTGGAACACAATTAACTTGTGTTTTTGGTACTGCTGCAAGTGGCGATGACGTTTATACTGTTGAAGGTTTTCTTTCAAGCGTTGAAATGACTGCTGAAATGGAAGCACCCGTATCTTACAGCGGAAGTATTACTACTACTGGTTCAATTACCAAGAGTACTAACTCATAATACAGGGGGGTATTAATTTACCCCCTTTAATTCTTTTATTTATGGCAAACAAAAAAAGGGGTTACTACACCATTGAATTAGGTGGTAAACAACGCACCCTTCATTTTTCAATGAACTTCTGGGCGAACTTTACCGATATTCTAAACATTTCACTTGACAAATTAGGCGAAGTATTTAACGGCGGTATTTCTATTTCAGCGATACGCGCTTTGGTTTATTCTGCTATCTTGGCGTTTGACCAGGAAGAAGGAAATGAAATTGATTACAACCAATTTAAAGTAGGTGCTTGGCTCGAGGATTTAAACGCTGACCAGCTTACTGATATTGTAAACGCAATGACCGAAAGCCGTATTTTAGGCAATGACCTAAATATGGGTATTGACCGAAATCCTAAAGATACGGGAAAGCCGAAGCCAACCGCCTAACTTGGGATGATATACTCGACTACTATATTGGACAGGTTGGCATAAACCCAAACGATTTTTGGGATAATACTTGGTCGGAAAACCAACGTCTTGGCGAATCGCACACGATTAAGATAAACCTACAATGGGAACAAACCCGTTATTTAGCAACGATGATTCACAACGTAAACTGCACCAAGAAAAGCCAAATGATAAAGCCCAATAAATTATTTCCACTTCCACAGGATAAATACCTAAACGATGGAAAACCAAAATCGACACCACAAGAGTTTAAATCATTTTTAGAAAAAGCAAGAAAAGCAGGGGTTAAAATTTAACCTCTTTTTTTTTAGTATTTTTGTACTATGGCAAATCAAGAGCATTTAATAGTAAATATATCGGCAAACACTAAAGGATTACAACAGGGTTTGCAACAAGCACAAGGCAAATTATCCGCCTTTAGTGGTAAATTAAAAAACATTGGTTCTACATTAAGCAAATCAGTTAGTTTACCCCTTGCAATAGCTGGGGGGGCTGCTATTAAAATGGCGACTGATTTTAATGAATCGCTTAATAAAGTAGATGTTGCTTTTGGAAATAGTAGTAATAAGGTTAAAGATTTTGCAAAAACTACCTTAACACAATTTGGTATTGCAGAGGGTTCGGCTTTAGATATGGCTGCGTTGTTTGGCGATATGAGTACGTCAATGGGTTTAACACAAGACACCGCTGCTGATTTATCTACTTCGCTTGTTGGTTTGGCTGGTGATTTAGCATCGTTTAAAAACATACAAATAGAACAAGCCACAACTGCTTTAGCTGGTGTATTTACGGGCGAAACTGAATCGCTTAAACGTCTTGGTATTGTTATGACCCAAGCTAACTTACAACAGTTTGCTTTTAATCAAGGGATAAACAAACAAGTGCAAGATATGTCGCAAGCCGAAAAGGTTTTATTGCGATATAACTATGTAATGAGCGTTACTAAAAATTCTCAAGGCGACTTTGCAAGAACCCAAGAAGGTGCTGCAAACCAAATGCGAATATTTTCAGAAGGTTTAAAACAACTTGGGTCAGCTATTGGACAAGTGATGTTACCAGCTTTTACTAAAATGGTTTCATTTGCTAACCAATTAATAAAATCATTTATAAATTTATCAGAGCCAGCAAAACAAATTGTTGTGGTTCTTGGTTTAATTGGCGCAAGTGCTGGACCGATTTTATATTTAGCTGGAACGATATTACCTAAATTAATAACAGGATTTACTTTATTAAACGGCGTTGTTTTAGCAAACCCGATAACAGCCATTGCCGCTGCTGTTGCATCGCTTACCGCTGCTTTTATAGAGTTTTTACATCAAATAAACCCAGCAATTACAAGAATACAAACGTTCTTTAATTTTATTAAATCAGGCGGAGATTACACGAGGTTTGTTTCATTACAAACTAAAACCTATGCCGCTAATTTAAAAAACCAAACTAAAGAACAAGAGAAAGCAAATACCGCAATAAATAACGGAGTTTCTGCTTATGCCGATATGGCAAATGAGTTAAAAAAACTTATGGAAACAGGCGGTGCTGGTGGCGCAAGAGGTCAAGTTTCGGCAGTAAGCGCAATTACTGAAACATCAGGTTTTGTAAAATTAAAAACTGCCATTGAGCCTGTAAAATTTCAAATAAAGGAAATAACTGACAAAATGAAAGTCGCGTCAGAAGCATCAACTCAACTTGCTTTATCTGTTAGCGATACACTTATGGGTGCTTTTATGACTTTAGCTGACGGGGGTAATTTCTTTGATTCAATTTTACAAGGTTTAAAAAAATTATTGGTTCGGCTTGTAGCTGCTGCTGCTGCTGCTGCTGTTTTATCGGCATTATTACCAGGTGCTGCTGCTAATTTAGGTGGTGTTAAAGGAATATTTAGCTCATTATCAGGATTACAAACATTTGCAAACGGAGGTATTATATCTGGACCAACTTTAGGTTTAATGGGTGAGTATTCAGGCGCAAGAAGCAATCCAGAGGTTGTCGCGCCACTTGATAAATTACAAGGAATGATTGGGCAAACAGGACAAAATGTAAACGTAGGGGGCGAATTTAGAATACAAGGGCAAGATTTAGTAGTAGCATTACAAAGAGCCGAGCGAAATAGAAAACGTATCTTATAATGGCATACGGAGTAAAATATGAACTTTTTTTTAGCGATGTCGTTAAAAGAAAGATGAAAATCGAAATTCTTGAAAAAGATTACACGGGCGATGTATCTTCTATAATTGGAACGGGTCAACCAGCCGTAATTGAGTGGGATGCCGATGACGATATTTATTCGCCTATTATTGGCTCACGATGTAAACTTTCTTTTTTCGTTACAGATTCTGTACAATACGATGAATTTTATCGCAGCGATGAACGCCAATATAAAGTAAAGATTTTGTATTATAATTCTTACGGCGGAAATTGGGAAGATGAGGTAGGCATTTGGGGTGGAATGGATGTTATTTGGAACGCTGATATTGGACAAGAATTTTATTACCAACCTATTTGGGAAGGTTTTTTGGTTGTTGACCGTTATCAAGAAGCGGTTGTTACTGCGCCCTATGAAATACAATTAGAGGCTATTGATGGGCTTGGAACATTAGAAGGATTTGATGCGCCTATAAATACAAGTGATATATCAAACACAGAAAATCTATTCTACTACCTAAAAGAAATCTTAAAGCTAACAGGTCATACTTTTGATTTATACATAGCTAACTCAATTCGCAAGGCAACCAGCCCACCAGCAGACCAGACCATTTTCCACGATATTATTATAAATGAATACGGGTTATTTAATAAAAATCTTACGCTACGAACTGCAAAAGATGTATTGGAAATAATTTTAAAAATTACAAACAGCCGTATTTTTCAATCTTATGGGCGTTGGTATATTATAAGTAATTCAAACCTAATTGATAACCGTATTGATACAAGTGGCGTTATTGATGTCGAAGCCCCAAGTGGTGATGACGATACAGATGACCCAGATGAGCCAAATCCAGACCCAGTATATGGTTCGCCAAGTATTACAATTACGGGCGAAACAACGATGTACGAAGGAACGTCATATTTTTTAAACGTATTAAATAGCGGTACAACGCCTGTTAGTTATGAATGGACTTTACCTGATTCATCGACAGTAACTCAAACAAGCCCACAACTTGCAATTGGTGTTGTCGCTGCTGAAAATAATGGTGATATTTATAGCGTTATTGCTACTGATGCGAATAATAACACAGATACAGATACTTTTACTTTAACGGTTGAAGCTACTCGACCAAACATAGACCCCGACCCACCAGAAGGGGAAACAACCGACACAAATTATGCTTTTGTTATAAATGTTGTAAATAGTGTTACGGGCGCTTATGTATCGCCATTAAAAGGCACGATTGATTATGCCGCTGGTGAAACAGGTGATGCCTTTACAATGATATTTAACGTAGTATCAACAACAGGCGAATTTACAAGTGCATCGCAATTAACAGGGGCAACGCTTACAAGTGGCTCTGGAACGTATAACGTAGCAACTGCATTGGTTGGTGATTTTATACGAGTAACCGTTACGGGCAATCTGCCAAGTGGAGGCGGTACTGAAACCCTTACATTAACAGGCGCTTCTGACGTTCAACAATTTACAACTACATTCACAAGAGCAGGAACGGTTTCAAACGCTTCTTACTCATTATCCCCAGCAGATTTAAGCGCAACGGGTGGAACGGGTAAACCGTATTCAATGACGATAACCTATACCGCAGCAAGTGGGTACGAATGGACTGGTTTAGGTAACATTCAAATTTTATCTTCTGCGGATGTAGGACAACAAATAACAACGCAAATAACAAACGCCACAACTTTGGTTGTAACCATTACGGGAACTTTGGGTATTGCAGACCAAGCGGCAACGCTTACAATAAACGGTGCGGCGATTTACGCAAACCCA